TTGAGTCTTCAATTATTTCTCTAAATTGTTTACCGTAAAAATCTACGGTTATAATGCTGATCATGTTTTTAATCCTATCTCTGCTCTGATATGCACCGTCAGAGCAGGGAGAGAATGGGGAAGAGATTTTTTTCTCCTCCCCAATTTTTTGGAACTTATTCATATCCACCACCTCGCTGACTCATTATTCTGAAGTCTTCTTTTCTCTCTGCTTCTTTTTGTTTTGCTTTAATAAACTTCTTGCAAATATTCATCAGCATAATGTTTTTGTTTGTGGGATTCTTTTCATACAATCTTCTGTATCTATTATAATGCGCTATCCAGTAATAACATTCAGGACAATACCCATTAGTGAATCCCTCTTCATTTGTTTCTCTGTATCCGTATTCTTCTTTGCAATTTCCGCATCTTCTAATTAGCATTGTCCTCACCTCCTCAATGTTCCTTAATTACTCCAGTTGCTTTCATTTTAAGTAAAATATGAATACCTTTCCACTGACTTTTAGCGATTGATTTCGCAGTGCTGACTAATTCTTGAATTACTTTAAGAGAAGCAAAGCTCGCATCGTCAAAATTTCCTAGCTGACGAAATATTTCTTTCTCTAAGAGATTTATCATCTCATAGGTGGCTCTCCACTCCTCCTCTGCGGACAACACTTCATCAAGTGTTACAATCTTGACTTTGCCCATAGCTTATCACCTCCCTATCCATAATTCGTTTCAAAGTTTTTCTTCCAGTTCTTGCCTTCTCGTTTCTTCATCCTGTCGGCTCTTAATAAAACGGCTGATGCTTCTTTGAAGTTTCGGTTGCCGAATAATAAGTGAAATGCTGAGTGTCTGTTTTCATCAAACAGAAACATATTCTCTGGTTTCTTTACGCCACCTCTCGCCTTAGCTTTAATGTGATGCCGATTCCTCCTCCCTTTCCTTTTTAAGTATGTTCGTTTTGCCATCTCTCATCACCTCCTTGTCTATCGGTTTTTTGAATTTCCAACAATAGTTATCTTTCATATCATAAACGACATTGCATGGGCAACCCTTACATTCTCCTGAACATTCTTTTACTCGATCGTTGCAATCAGTATTTTCCATTTCGTTTCCTCCTGTTCCAATTGTTAAAAGAACTATTTTACTCCTGTCTTATTAATTTTAATAAAAATTGAAACCAACTTAATCCATACATACATTGGAATCCATCTTGGTTTTGGTTTCATCGCATTGCCTATTATTTGAGCCATTTCTTTTGCTTCTTCTTTTACATCTCTACGATATATTTGTCTTATTTTTTTAGATTTTTTTTCGTTCATAATGGTTTTTTTAATTTAATTCTATATGCCCATTCGTTTCTTATTTCATCTTCGATCTTTATAAATAATCTGGCGTCTGTATTTCTTTTTGCAAATGCATTTCCGAACTTATTCCCTTTAGTAAAGTACCAGAATGTTCTTGCTGTCCATGGTGATAGGTGAGTCGGGTCCTGATAAAATTGAACTGTGCCTGCCATCGGTACTTCGATATGAAGTATTCCTCCTGGCTTTAATAATTCATAAAAAAGCTTCATTGCTTTTACTCTGTTCTCTGGTTTCAAATGTTCTAAAATATGAAATGCTCTGATCTCATCTACTGTTCCTATCGCTATCCCATGTTGATTATAACTCCTCGTTATAAAATCTTCATTTTCTATGTCAGCACAAATATCTGCCCCGACTTTAGGATCCTTATCAACTGTGATATAATCTTCAAAATTTTTTCTTCCTGATCCGATATCTAGTTTAATCATTTTTCTTTTCCCTCCATTCTATTTTGTCTTCGCTCTCTGCAAATGTTTTCCATTCGCCATCTACTAAAACTTTCCAAATACCAAACATCTTTTTCATTCTATCTCCTCTGAAGTATGGATCCTTTTCTGGCTCTTTCATTTTATCTCCTTTGTATTCGTCTTCCCATCGTCTTTGGTTTATATAAGTCGTTGGATGTGGGAAGTATTTTCCATTTTCTTTTTGCCATGCTTCAGTTGGTTTTCTCTCCTCGAGGTCTTTCAAAATAATATCTAGCAATTCTTGACTTGGTTTTAGTAGTTTCCACTTAGCGAGTGCCTTGTCTTTGGCCACTCTTCTTTTGGGATGATATGCTTTTAAGAAAACATCAAATTTATAATCTGATGTATCTTTTTTCTTTTTTGGTTTACCTCCTCCGAATAATGGTATCTGTCCTTGCACTTGTTTCTCAAAATATTCCTCAATGATGTCCTGCGCTTTTAATAAATCTATTCTAAAATGAACTGTTGCCGGTTGCCCTGCTATCTTCTCTTCTAATACTCCAAGTTTCTTTCCTATTCCTCTGGCTGTTTCCTGTTCTTTTCTCGACAGTCCTGTTTCTTCGTATATATCTTTTTGCGTTTTATAAATCCATCCATCCGGATCCTTTGTTTTGTCGTGCCAATAATATAATTGTGACCATAGTATTCCTAGCTTAACCGATCCAACTGCTTTTGCCACGATCGCATTGTATGCAACTGGTCGTTTTAATAATTCCGTGATGATTGTTTGCTTCATGATTATATTATAACTTATTTTTAATATTTCTCCAAGTGGATTACTTTTTACCAATCTTTATAACTAACTTCTCGAGGATACGGGATATACAAGGATAGTCCACTATCTTGGCTTAGTCCGCTTGGCTTGGTTGGTAAGGCGGCCCAGTGAATACACTTCTCCCAGTATTCCCGGTATGCTTTGTCGTTTAATTCTGTCGTACTCATCACTCTTTCGTATCTATATTTTCCATCCTTTGATCTTTCCTCTGTCTTAAGATGTAGCCGTCTGAGTAATTCGTGCGCTTCTTGATCCGAGATGTCCATCGCCTCTGCTACCATTCTAACTACCACTGCATGATAAAACTTTTCCTCCTGGCGTGATCTGTTTTTCGAGTATGGTTTTACTATTACCTGAAGTCGTTTGCCATCGTATGGTATTAAATGATTGCTGAATCTTCCCTCGTCGTTATAATAAAGCCTACCTCCTCTGGCTGTTGCCTCCCACTTTGGATATATTTTGCGTTCTTTTAGTGCCATGTTTTTTTATATTTTATTTTGGTATGCAAACTCGCCATATAATTCTATTGCCTTTTTATTATAAACGAGTGCGGCTTCTATTTCGGTTTTGAACCAACCAAGCCAATATCTTTTATAATCACATGTTATATAAGCACGCCACGGCTTGATCTTTGCTTTTCCTGTATTCCAATGATTCTTTTCATATGTCACTCCTTGATATTTAGAATAAATTGCAGTGCCCTTTCTTTTCCCTCTGTGCGAAGCCTGCGAATGTGTTACTTTTAATAAATTATTTTTTCTACAATCCAATCTGTTCATATTTATATGCGTTATTTCTGTATTTCCACAAATCAGTAAATTAACCATTTTAATTGCTTGTTGTGTATCGTTTCTAATAGGGTTCCCGTTTTGGTCTAACCCCCACTTAAATCGACTTAAGTAAGGATAATCCTCGTCATCTACTATTGCAAATTTTCCTTGTGTTAATGGTATCTTTTTCATACTTAGTACCTCCCCCACGGGTCCCATTCCCCGAACTTCTTATTTAATAATTCCTTGATCTCTAATAAATCTATTGCCTTTGAATACTTTTTTAATGTTTCGTTATCTGCTCGATTGAACATGATCCAATTTAATCTTGTTTTAATCTCTTGCTCTTTTTCTCTATCGTGTATTGATTTGGCCATCGGCAGTATGCACCATTTCTCATTCACTTGTTTGCCTGCGAATATAAAATTGTGATGCCATTCTATTTTTTCCTGTATTCTTGTCCTGCCTGTTATGCAACATCTATGATACCACATATCTATCTCAAGTTCCTTTTTTAATTTTTGTGGGATTGCTCTCATTAGTTCGACCATTTAGTTATTACATTTCCTTGCTTGTCTTTGAATGCTCCGGCTAATATCATAATCCAATCTATCAATGTCCACAGCCCGAATCCTCCGAGCGTGAGTAACATCAGGATTCCGGTGCCGACTTTTCCCACATAAAATCTATGTACACCAAGTCCTCCGAAGAATGTGCATAGCAGAAACGCTATGATCCTTAATTTTTTTGATTCTTGTTTCATGTTTTTATAATAATTTATCCTCGCACATTTTACCTATGGCCTCCCATGCTTTTTTAATTCTCACTTCCATCTTTAGTATGTCCGATAGTTTTCTCTCTGTCCTTATTCTATGTATATCTCCTGTGAGTTCCACCTTGCCGTCTGGTAGCTGTTTCGTAGGGATATAAACCAATTCTATGTCTTGAGGTATCTTGCCCGTCCTGGCCCTGATTATCGTACAATACAGAGTGATCTGTCCGTGGTTGTCTACTTGCTTTTGGCTCCATGATGTTTGGCCTGTTTTATATTCTTTGAATGCACTCAGGTTTTTCTTGGCCGTATCTGCTTTCCCGTATAATGGTATCTCTGTTTTTCCTAATTTCAGCGTTGCCTCGAGCTCTGCTTCCATAATTTCAAATTTAGGTATTTGAGATATTAATAAATCTTTAATCGGATCGCCTGTTGCCTCTTCTTTTTCAAGCGCGTCTGCTATTTCTTTTCCGAATGCCATCCCTCGATTGATTGACATTCTACTCTCATCGATATAAATATCCATATATCTTTCCAGTGAGCTTTCAAAAAGCGTGAGTTGACTCCATGATAAATATGGTCGTGGTCTTATCATTTTAATAATTCTTTTAATCTTGAATCAATCGCTTTGATTAATTCCCTTTTTTGTGTTGCGTTATACTTCTTGGATCCGTTGACCTTTCCTTTCATGTCTTCTAATCCGTCAAACTTGGCTCTTGCAATCATTCCTTTCACTTTATGAAATTCACTCTCTACCTGTTTGTTTGGATCTATGGTCGCTCCTCCTTGATCCATTTCTTCTGGTGCGTATAATCCTGATAACTGTTTTGGGAATGCTTTGCGCAATGCTAATGCCTCAGCACATTTTCCTAACTGTCCGAATGGCATTTTGTGCCACATGTATCCAATCCTCTCTCCCGGATAATATTCACTCCATCTGGCTGTTGCTGTGAATGCGTATCTCTCTCCGTTGTCCATTAGCTTATGGACGGTAGCTGTTGCTGATCCTGGCACTTGCATTTTTGTCTTTGCCAATTCAACTTCTTTTTCATCCTTAAATACTACATCTTCTGATCCTGCATATCTTCCGGACATTTCAGCGATTGATCTAAACCCATCAATGCCGACTTGGATCACTCCTACTTCTCTACCTGCTTTTGAATCCCATCTCTTCACGAAGTGAACTTGTCTGACAAATGGATCTAACTTTGTATTCCTGCATACGGTAATAAATAACTTTAACTCATCATCTGTTGCTCCTTTGGCTACCTGTGTCTTGATTAATTCTATCTGTGGTCTTGTCAATCTATCAAATGGATTTTCTTCATTCTTTGTTATTACATTCTGAATAACTTTGACTTGATTCTTCTCTTTAGCTGATAGCTCCTTTGGTTCTACCACTATCTCTGGTTTTACTTCTTTGACCTCTTTTTCCTTTTTAGGTTTGATCTCCTTTTTCTTAGGAGAGGTCTTGATCATTTTATCTTTTGGTGATTTTTTCATGTGATTGTTTTTTAATTAATTTTTTACGTCCGAATACGTCGTATGGTGATTTTGACATCACTCGCTCATCTCCGGACTTTTCAATAAATATTATTTGCTTGTCATCGACCTTGACAAACACATCGCAAATTTCTGGCCAGTTATAATCTTTAGGAACTACATGTCCTACTATTAATATAAATTTGCCTTCAACTATTAAGTCAAATTTAATAGCTTCTGTTTCTGAAAAATCCTTTACGCTATATCCAAACTTCCATAGCTTTTCTTTTACTTTTGTGATTGCTTCTTTTCTTTTCATAGTTTTATTATAATCTATTTATAATTTATTCTCAAGTGGATAACTTATTGAATTTTTTAGAATTACATTTTCCGCATAATGCTTGTATGTTCTGCTTGTCGCCACACTTGTATCTTGGTTTGTTTTTATTCGACCACTCGATCCATTTAGAAATTGGAATAACATGGTCTATTGTGAGTTTCTTTTTGAGTCCACAAATTTTACATTTGTTATTTTGAAACTTTTTTATTTCTTTCCATTCTCTTTCAGTAAGAGATCCTCCTGACATTATTTCTCTTTCTCTTCTTCGATTGTATATGATGGCTCTTTTTTCTGGGTTATTTTTTGCCCACTTATTTTTCGATTCTCTGACCTTTACGATATTCTTTTCGTTCCATAATTTTTGTTTTAACATTATCTTTTTTCTATTCTTAATTCCATATTCCCTGTCTGATTTTTTCTTATCATATCCACCTTTCCACATCGGATTTTTTGAGCCCATTTTTGATGCTGACAAAGTCGGGCACTTCTTGCCTGCGTTCCAAGTCGGTTTTCCTTTTTTGAATTTATATTTACATTCATTAGAACAAAATACACCCTTTCTAACCTTTATGCGACTTGAATATGTTTCAAATTCTTTCCCGCAAATTTTACATATAACTTTTATCATATCTTCATTTTATCATACGATGGGACAATCTGTCAATCAATTCATTAAAAACCGAACCGTGCCTTACTTTCTTTTTGTTCCCGTCAAGTATTTCATTAACAATTCCCTCTTTTACTCCCAACAATTTCATAATGTCCTCTTCTATTGTGTCCTTGCAAATATAATAATAAACATTTATCATTCTGTTTTGCCCAATTCGATGGGCTCTTGAAATCGCTTGATTGTGAACTTCCGGTGTCCAATCCATATCAGCAAATATTACTATGCTTGCCTCTGTTAGCGTGATCCCAACTCCTCCTGCTTTTATGTTTGCTACGAATACTTTAACTCTTTCGTTCTCTTGAAACGAATCAACTGCTTTTTGTCTATCGTTCTGTTTTGTTGCTCCTGATAAAACTGCGACATCTATCGGCTCCATTTTTGGCTTTCCATAGTTATCTGTTTCTCCAAAGTCATATTTTATCTTTTCCATTCCTGCTTTAATGTTCTCGAGTGTTTTAACGTATTGAGTGAATACTATAACTTTTGATCCTTGCTCGATTGCGTTCTGCGCGTCTGTTACTATCTGATCAACTTTAACTCTTGAGCATACCTGCTTTAATTTCTGAATCTCTACCAACTGTCTTGTGGCCATTATGTTTTTTATATTCTCCGGTGGATTCATTTTGAGGTATTCCATGTATGAATCCCATGCATTTTCGTATTCTCTCCTTTGACTTGGGTTCATCTTCACTTCGATCACATCAATTATCTTTGCAGGCAGATTCAACACTTCATTCTTTTTTCTCCTGATCATGCATTCAATTAAATTCTTTCTTAATATATTTAGGTTTGTTGCTCCGCTCTCATCCCAGAATCTAATTGGCGGGCCGAATCTTCTTATCAATGTTTTAAGATGTCCACCACAAAACATTGTTGAGAATCTACTTCGCGCTCCCTTTCTTATCGTTATTGGATGTTCGATTGCCACAAGTAAATTCCATAATTCTATTGGCCTATTTAATAATGGCGTTCCTGTTAAGCAATAAACTCTGTCTGCCTCTTTGACTATTTCTATTGTTGCCTTTGCTCGAATGCTCCTGCCTTTAATATAATGCGCTTCGTCAAGAATAACATTCTGAATACGATCCTGCTTTACCATTCCTCCAATCCATTCTTTGTGATAATTAATAACATCGTAATTGATTATGATCCATTTGCTTTTCTCTGCCTCTTCCTGCTTTTCTTGGCTGAGTGTCCTGCCATTTAATATTGTTATTCTATCCCATGGTCGCGCGTTCTTTATCTCTCTTTGCCAGTTAATCTTAATCGATGCCGGACATATTACTATTGTATTGCCATGATCCTCTACTGCCTTTATGGATTGAATCGTTTTACCAAGCCCCATTTCATCTGCGAGGATAGCTTTTTTGTTTTTCTTTAAGAACTCTATTCCAGTTTTCTGGTGATCAAATAATTTCATTATAATTTTTTAGCCTTTTCCTCGATCTCTTTTGCTTCTTGCTCGAGTTTCTCAGCCTCTTTATTTTTTTTCTCTGATTCCCATCGTCGTTGTCGCGCTTTGGTTTTCATCTTCCGCGCCTCGTTGAATAATATTGTTTTTGCATTTGCCATGTTATTTTTTTTCTATGTTTACTGTTTTACTTTTATCATCCTTTATCTGTGATTCTCCGTCTGCAATCCCTCGGTTGTAGCTGTCCTGTATTTTTTTCTCATAGTGTTTATAAACCACCTCTGCAAATTCCACCATGGCCTTGCCTCTGATTCCATTCTTGATCATTAAATCAGTTATAAAATTATCCATTACTATCCCTGTTCCTCCGCAGATTTCACACGGTTTTTGCGCGACTGTTGATTCTTTATCCTCATTCTCTATCAGTCCTGTACCTTTGCACGTCGGGCATTGCATTGTTCTATTGAGTAATTCTTTTGTTTCCATGTTAGAATGGGATATTTTTTACATCTACTTCTCCATCCACTTCGACTACGGGGATGTCTTCATCTGATACTTTCCCTCGACTTGGCTCAGGATTTTCTTGTCCACCCTGGTTTGCTTTTGACTTCTGTCCGAATTCAAATCTCTCAGCGATAATATCTGTTTTGTATCTTTTCTTTCCTGTTTCCTTGTCATCCCACGAGCTTGTCTTTAATCTTCCGATGATGTATATCTCATCTCCCTTTAAGAAGTACTGGCTGATCACTTCGGCCGTCCTACCGAATGCTGTGACATTATGGAACTCTGTTTCCTCCTGCTTCTGACCCTCTTTGTCTTTCCATGTTCGATTTGTTGCTACCGAGAATGATAGCACGACTACTCCTCCTTGCGTTGTTCTCGATTCTGGCGTCTTTGTTAGACGTCCGCATATTTGCACTAAGTTAATATTCATGATTTTATTATCTTTTTAATTTTTCTAAATTTCTAAAGGCTATAACTAGCCCCATGTCGACCTCTCCTTGTTTTATTATTTCTAAATTCTTTTTTGCTTTATGTTTCTTTGTGATTTGAAACCATTTAAGTTTTGCCATCTCATCTGATTCTTTTTTCTGTCCTCTCCATAACATTTCGATAAAGTTTACGATCTGTTCTTCATCTTTGATTCCTTTACACAATCCAATTACTAATTCTTTTCTATCGTATTGATATGTTGCCATGTTAATTATAATCGTATATTTTAACCTGCGATCCTACTTTTCCCCATTCGATTGCCTGTTCTTTTGTTGTCATCCAAATGTCGAAGTAATTTTTATCTCGATATTTTTCTCCCATTCGATCCTCGCAAGTATATTTTTTTCCTTTTATTTCGACCTTTGTTCCGAATGCTATAAACTCCGGACATGCTATTGCTCCATCGTATACTATATTTCCGCTTGCCATCATGAATGGATTTGCGTCTGTTTGCTCTACCTCAGAGTTATAAGCATAAATGGTTGCAAATATTTCCCTGTACTTCGGCTCTTCAAGCGCCGGCAATGTTTTAACCGGCACTTCTACTTTTATCTGATGACGATTGCATTGCTCTTCCTGCCATTCCGTTAGATAAAAATTAGGATATTCTTGCGCCCATTCTTGCCACTTCATGCATTCTATTCTTTCATTCTTTTGCATTCCTTTTTCGGCCAGTAACATAAGTATTGTAATTAATACTATCGTTATTATTGTTATTGCTATTCTTTTGATCATGTTATTTAATTGCCATCTGACTTACTTCTCTGACTTCTACTCCTGGCACATTGGCTCCTACTAGTGCGGCCCTCTTGGCTCTTGATTCATTCAGATCCCAGTATTCATGAGGCACTTTTTCACGATCCATAATAAATGCTGTCCGTACCATTTTTCTTTGTATTTGCGAACTCCCGGTGCTAACGCTTTTTTGCTCTTCTCCTAATTCTTCCATTTTCTTTACTGCAGTTTCCTCTTTGATATTTCCTGTTTCTGCTCTCTTGGCAATTACATCTTCTTTTCTCTTTCGCTCATTCTCAACTTCTGTCATATACTGATCTGCTTTATTCTTTAGTTGATCCTCGGCCTCTTTGCACATCTTTTCGTATGGTAGGTATTTTGTGCGTGCTTCATTAATAATTTGCTGTGCCGGTTGCGTGTATTTCTCTTTTTCTGCTTTGACAAATTTTCCAAGCATTTTAATACTTTTTATTTTGTCTGATACTGATTTCAATTCTATCTCTGTAGTTACCTGTGTCTTATCAACCATTGCTTGCATCTCTTCTGATTTGGTTTTAATCTCGCCGAGATTCATTTGATCATCTGCTTTAATTATTTCTTTTGTTTTTGGCATATTTGTGATTGTTTAATTAATTAATTTTACTAACTTGTGGCTGAGCAAATAGGAATACTGGTCTTGGATATGTATCTCCCGTTTCCTCGTCCTTTATAAACGTTACTGACTTGATTGCTTTTTCTCCTTTTTTAACTGAGTACCCTCTTTGCCTCCATCCATTAAATGTGAAGCAGTTTTCTGTTGGATTATATTTCTGCGCTTCTTTTTTTCCAAACCTATTTTTGATTTCTGCTCTTACAAATAATGCTGATCTGCCTCCCTTATAAATTGATGTTAATTTTTTTGTTTTCATGTTTGTGATTGTTTTTTTAATTTATTTTAATTGTTCGCTTTCGACCTTTCCTTTTGTTCTAACTCTATTATAAGTCATTCATAATACTATTGCAAGTGGATAACTTTTTGATTAAAAAATAATAAATTACTGTTGTATTCTCTTGTTGTATTCTCTTGTATATAGAAGAGTATGTCCGAATAGTGCAAACTCAATGTCCGAATAGTGCAAACTCAATGTCCGAATAGTGCAACCTAATTGTGTAAGATAAAAAAATTAATTCCTTACTCTCCCATATGATAATGGTTTTCTATTTAATGAATTGATGTAATCTTTAACTGCTTTAATGATATTTTTATGGTATAGTCTTTGCGATCCAATCATCACCATCTCTATATTATATTTTGCGGCGGCATGGTTTATTATTCTAGCATCAACACTAATAATTTCTTTAATATCTTTTTTATTTAATAATCCAGTCTGTTTGCGGTCTACCATCATGTTATATTTTGGCCTGCATTTTAGGATTAATTGAGATTCTAATTTATCCATTTCTTTGTATCCACTACACTTAATATAAAAAGCTCGACTGAATTGCATCGCGTATTTATGATTCGCTATTCTGCCTATTAAATTAGTTTTGCTTTTGCCTACATATAATATTTCTCCGTCGTCGTTAGTTAATATGTATACTCCAATTTTACTTGGTATCTTTATTTCCTCTACTTCTTTGATTTGTATTATGTTCATTTGTTTTTCCTTTCCTTATTAAGTTATGCCTTAAGTATATCTCACTTAGATAATCCAGTCAAGCATACTTATCTAAAAAACCAAACACCGGCCAGAATGCCAGTGTTTGGAGGTCGAACGTGCCTTGCACAATCACGAAGCAAAGCATCTATATTGTAGCATTATTTTCCTGCGTACGGAAGTTTTTTTCCTGTTTCTCCTTTGTTTGCAAAGTAGAAAGTAAAAGCTGACATTGCCAGTACCATAAAGTCTTGCGACTCGAGCCTCCCGAAAAAGAAGCCGATGCATGCCGTGATAGCCAGTAAAATAAAAACTATCTTTGAAGCTGATTTTATAATGTTTTTCATATTAATTTGATTAATTTATAAATCCCATAAAAAATTAAAAGCGTTATTGCTATTCCGAGTATCGTTCCTATTCTCTCGTATATTTTTTCTCTCCTTTTCCATTTCAGTCCTGCCTTTGATTTTTTCCATCTTGATGTCATATTCGACCTTTATTTAGATTTAATTACTGCCCAAGGGTCAACGATCTCATATCCGTCCAGGTTCTCTTTCCATTCTATTTGACCCTTAACGATCACCCCTGCCTCATGTAAATCATCTAAAATTATAGGATTGAAGATGTGACGAAGCTTTCCATCTTCTCCAACCACGTATTGTTTCTTATCTCTTTTGTCGCCTATTATTTTTAACATAAATATTTTGCTTGGTGGATTCGGCATATCTAATAAAAAGGTTATATCGTATAACTCATATTTATTAGCGTTGTAGTATTTATAGTCAGTATCTCCCTCCCATAAATACCAATCCGAACCATCGCCATAGCTGTTAATGAAATGAATAAATCTTTTCCCGTCTTTTTTTCCGTATCCCTCAGCGTATACGCAGTGTCCTGACCACCCAGAAACAAATCCTCCAAATTGCCAGATCACTTGTTTCATGTTTTCCCAGTTCTCTTCAGTGAATGGAAATGCTGTATCCACGTAGACAAACTTTTTGCTCTTGTACGTTTCCATTATAACTGGCTTGTCTAACCATCCCTTATCACGCATGAACTCCTCTGTGGTGCGTGTTAAGTTTTCATATGATGGAACTATCGACTCGAGGGCGCAACCAGTGTTTACGGCAAATTTAGCCCCATTTCTGATGTATGCTCCTCCATCTGGTAGTGCTATCATCGAATAAATTGATTTTGCAGATAAATCTATTTTTTTCAGTGTTTCTATCAAATTGAGCATCTCTTGATATTTTGACCATCCCTGTCCGACACATGAAAGGCTCAATCCTTGATGTTCTCTTTTTAATATTCCGTATCTCTCCTCGTTTGAAAATCCAACATTATAACTCGGACAGTTTGGATCCGGCACGAATGAAATATCTCCAAGCTTTATATCTCGATGATCATCTGGTTGTTTTTGACACCCATTATAATTTTTAGGCAATCTTTGTATCATGTTATTTTTTTTCCCTTTCCTCTAATATTGTTAAAACTTTGACCATGTCTTGTTGCATTAAATTAATATCTTTTTCTATGTGTGCTATATGATTTTCTTTGATCAGTCTTAAATCATCTGTATTTTGACCTATTAATTTATCTATCTGATCATGTTTCATTACGCATTTTTCTCTGATCTGTTTTATTTCATATTTTGCTTTAATATCCGGGTCCCTAAAAAACTTATAAATAGCAAACATGATTCCTAGTAATGTTAGTATTGAAATTATAAATTGTATATTTATAGCTGTTATCATAGTTCTATTTCTATCCTTGATTTAAGCCAAGCGACTTTTTGTTTCTGTCCTGGTTCTATATTCTCTTTCAAAATATCATCGCAAAGTCTACTTATTCCATTCTTAAAGTTTTTATAGTTCTTTTTCGGAAGTTTCGAAGCTAACTCTGGCCTTGCGTCAGTTTTATTTTTTGCTTCTTTAATTCTGTCTTTTGCTTTTTTATGCATGTATTTATTCCTAAAATTCTGTATTGATTACAATGTAATACTCTCCTCCAGCTCCACCGCCTCCGCCTCCGCCTCCGCCTCTACCATTAGCAGTTGTAGTATCTACAGCTCCTCCTGTTCCTCCTGTTCCTCCAGTTGATCCAACTCTTCCATTTTCTCCATTATCACCATCTCCTCCATTAGTTCCTGCAGCTCCTCCAGTTCCTGCAGCTCCTCCACCTCCTCCTAGTGTTTGATGATTTGTTCCAGCTCCTCCAGCATATCCAGCTACAGAACTATTACCATAACCTCCAGGTCCTCCATCTCCACCATCTCCACCATCTGCTGTTATTGTTCCGGTATTAGCTGTTAATGTATTATAAATTATTACTGCAGTTCCTCCTGCTCCTCCGCCTCCGCCACCGGGTCCTCCTTTCAAATTAACTGGTTTCGTTCCACTAGTTCCATTACCACCTGAAACATCTATATCTCCTGAAAAATCTAATGATCTAAAGCATTCAATTATTACCACTCCACCACCTCTGCCTCCTGCAGTTACGCCTGTCCATGCTCCTCCATTACCTGCTCCTGCTCCTGCAATAGCTTTAATAACTTTACCTAAAATATTCAAAGCATATCCACATAGGTGAGTACTTACTGCTCCAGTATCTCCTGCTTCTAAATAACCAATAGTTCCATACGAAGGAGTCTCTGCTATTGCTCCGCATTCACTTGCGTCTATTGTTCCTGCAATAGTTACATTTCCCTGAACTTTTATATTTACTATAGTTCCATTTGCATGGGGATTAATTATAGTTAATGTAAAACCTGATTGAATATCTAATGAAGAATAATTTTTAATTAATACTTCAGCACCACTAGCATCCAAATTTTCATTTGATGAAACAACTTTAGCTCCATCACTACCATCGCCACCAAATTTTACTACTTCATCAAATTTATTGTTTAAGTCGTCGGCGTCTAATCTTTCGCCAGCAGACCATGTTTTGAAATCCATAGTTTTATGCGTTCGCCAACGTCAAAGTCCAATCTATTGTTAGCTTTTGTACGTTAGTTTTAGTTATATCTATATTTACGTGGCTTATTAAAATTCCAGTATCTGCTCCTGCACCACCATCACTGAATATCCCTGCTTCCTTAAACGTTCCAGTTACTTCTGTTTGATTAAAAAATGCTGTTGCATATGCAATGTTAGCCGAGTTAGTCATTGAAGCTATTAAATTTCTGTATGTTTCAGTTCCCAATACTGTATCTCCTATTACTACGGCCGTGGCGTCTGTTCCTAAAGCAGCATAATTTATCAGCATGTCATTGTCCGGTGTTAAATCCGTTAGGTTGTTTGTGATCAATGTAAAAGCGACAGTCGTGATGATGTTATGATAATATTTCACGATCTTCTTTCCTGTTTTGACGTCCTCGAGTGTGAATCTATATATTCCAATAGCTCCGGCCTTTTCGCCGACTTGTTTTTTTATTTGTTTTATTTTGTTTAGAAATTCTTTATCTATCATAATTTTATTATAGCATAAATTAAGTTAATGGCGAACCGCTAATGATGAAAACTCTTTTTGTCCCTACGGGCAGTTGTGGTCCAAGTACAAATTCCACGGCGTAATCTAATGCCTGCACGGTTACTACATCTCCTATCTCTGCTTCTTCTATTTGCGGATAATCGTCTGTGTTTATTTCTACATCCTCATCTATTTCAACGTCTTCTATCGGAAATACTGTCTTTTCAAGAACGACATCTCCTTTTTCCTCGATCAACCTATCGCCTGCTTTTAATAATCCTATTAAGAAATCAATAATACCAACTGTTCTTAATGTGGCCAGTTTTACTTTGTATATAAAAGTTTCCCTGGTGATCATCTGAAATGCAACGCTTTGAATTAGGAAGTCTTCATTAACATTAAGTAATGTTGAATTAACATTTATGATCATTCCGCTTCTTAGTCCTGATTCGTATGTATCAAATCCTCCCTCGATTATTCCATTTTGATATGCTTCTATTTCTGTCTTGGCATAACTGACGGCTTCCTCCCTACTCTTTATTGTTTTATCTATCTTGGCAAATTCAAACACTCCGTATCGAGCTATAGAGTTCGGCTCTTCTACTTGAACGACTAAATTATAAAGCGGTACTCCAACGATTTCCACATTGTCTGCTCCTGCTCCTGGCACGGTGTCTACCTTAAATCTTATATATTTCTGGTTGTAATCCCAGAAGCAATCAAAATCGTCCTCGTTATCCAAGAAATCAATCCCAACTATTTGAGCTACCGAGTCTACTTCTACAACTGGTTTTGAACTGAACTTGTTTGCTGTTCTGAATAATAGTTTTACGCCATCTCCATCAAAAGGTTCACTCCTCGATGTTCCCTCTATCTCTCCTCCTTTTATAAAAACTCTATTTCTTATTTGCGATAAATCATTTGTTACATTAAGCGTTTCTGGTATATGGTTTCCATCGCCATCTGCTATATTAAAAGCCGCAGGATTTTTATTTCTTTCAAAAAAATGAATGTCCTTATCGTAATCCACGTACCAACTATATCCTGTTAAGTCAGCCAGTTTTTGAATCGCAGCTGTCACGGTTATTCTATCGAACGTTATTTTCGTAATTGTTAATGCGCAATCTACGTTCGTATCCGTGAATGTGCCGTCTGTAAAATTTGTTAAAATGTCATCTATAATAAAATTAACGGTCTTGTCGTCGTATCCCTCGATCACAAGTTGTCTATCTAAATCATAGGAATAATCCTTTGCTTTTACTTTATATCTAACTCTGTTATCTGATTCTATTTTTTTTTGTACGCTATGAATTACTCCGGCAAATATTTTTGTTACTCCATCGAGCATTTCTACTTCGCTGTTCGGTGCCGGTCTGAATGTTTGTCCTGTATGATAAATTATATCAAATTCTAAGGTATCAGTTTTTTGATTAATAACATCTGCTTTTTTAACCGAGCCAAATTCTACTATACTCGACTTGTCTACAGTATCAATCTTTATCGTGATCATAATTTTACTGTGTTCTTTAAGCTTTGCATAATACTATTTCCGATTCTTTCGGCTATTCCCTCTTCTCCTAAGAATTCGTTGCCTTGTATGTTGATTGTTATACCTCCTCCACCACTATTTCCAATCTTTCCGTATTGTCCTGGTGTGAATAATTCGGGCCCACGCTCTCCTACTACATATGATCCTCCTGCTCTTACGGGTCCACCACTTGCCCTAAACAGAGTTGATGGTGTTGTCGCTCCTCCTGTATCAAAACCTAAACTTCCACCCATAAATGATAATCTTTTACTCATTGAATTAAGTATTCTTTGCGTGGTGCTTTCAGTTTTCTCAGCTCTACTATCTTCTTCTTCGGCTAATTTATCAGTATATTGTTGTTCTACGGATAACATTTCAGATTTATTCTTTTTTAATTCAGCGAGCTCTTGTTGCATTAAAGCTATTTTTTGATTGAATGCTTCTAATTCTTTAGCTCTTACTTTCATTAATGTTTCAACTCTCAATTCAAATTCTGTTAATTCTGCTTTTCTGCGTTCTTCTACTATTTCAGGATAAAGACCAACTTTCATTCGTTGGTGTTCATCTAATGCTGTTTGTTCTTTGGCTAATTGATCCTGTAATATTTGAAGTTCAGCCATAGCTGATTCTTTTTCAGCGGCCTGATTAACTTCATTTTGTTTTTCTTTTACTTGTTTTATTAATTCAGCAACTTTTTCTTCTTGTTGCACATAAGCTTCTGCCAATTCTTCTCGGTATGTTTTTTGTTTTTCAGAATTATCTTTTATTGTTTTTGTTATTTCTTCTTCAAGCTTCTTAATTTTATCAGTAGTTTCTTTAGTAGCTTCTCCCATTTCAACTATTGCTCCAGTTACTTCTTCTATTGGTTTTCTGGCATCTCTAAGTTTCTGTGCCATTTTAGCCGCATAATCACCGAGTCTTTGAGCACTTTCTATTTCTGCTTGTGCCTTTGCTCCTCCAAATGCTTCGTATGCCCAATAAGCAATCGTTGATAAAGCCACCGCTACCGCTACTAAAGGCCCAACACTTGTTATCATGGATACCTTTAATTTTCCGATTAATGTTATAACTCCTGGTAATACTAATCCTAAAAATCCAATTGTAGCTGTTAGTCCTGCAATTGCTGTTGCCGTTATAATAATGTATTTAGTAAGTTTTTGATTCTCTTCAACCCAATCAGCAAATTTATTTACTACTGGTAATACTTTATCTATAACAGAATTAAGAATTGGAATAAAAATATTCCCTATTTTTTCTGATAATTCCTTTGTTCTTTCTGCTAATTCTCTTTGTCTATTAACAAGCGATCCCTGTGTTCTATGATAATCACCCTGGGCTTTTTTACTTTGCTCCATTGCTATTTGCAATGTGGCTTCTGCTCTCGCAGCTTTTAACGCAGTACCAGCTAATTTGTCAGTTCCATTTTCAATCAATTTTAATTTAAGGTCACTCTCTAAAATTACAATTCCAAGTCCTTTCAACATTTCTCTTTCGCCAAGCAAACCTTTAGTCAATGCTGCAACTGCTCCCGTCGCTCCTCCGGCATAATTTTGAAATGAAGCAAGGTCAATTCCAAGTTTAATTGTTTTGTCTGATAATGATAATGCCTCGTCACCAGTCAATCCTATTCCGACCAATAAATCTCCTGTGCTGGCAAGCATTGATTTCGCAGATGACTCTGCCAGTCCCCAGCTATTTCTTAAATTCATTGCTACTTCTTCCGCCTTAACTCCAACATCATCAAATACTGTATCAAATTTACTGAATGTTTCTTGAGCATCTGCAGCCGCTTGAGTAGCCTTCCAAATACCAGCTCCAATAACAGCAAAAGCAACGGTTCCAGCCATCGCCATTTTTTGGAATGTTGGTTTCATCCGCTCTAATTTACCATGGACAGTATCCAAGCTTTTATTCACCGAGTTCATTGCTGTCTTGGTTCTGTTCTCGGCGTCTACTATAAGTTGTAGTTTGTGAGTTTGTGCCATAGCTATTTTTTATTTTCTTGCATTCTTTTCACTACATCTTCGACGGCTATTACAAACCATTCGGGTTGCCTCATGTAGATGTGATAATCCCACCCCATCACCATGCACAAAAATGCTATGTCTTTGATTGATTGTCTTCCTATTCTAGTTCTTTTTTTTTACGTCTATTGCTAATCTCTTTAATTACAAATTCATAGTCATTTTCTGGTAACTTGCCAACTGCATCGAGTACCTTTTCTTTCGATCCATCAACGCTGACTATAAACTTTTCAATCTCACGATGTGTTTGCTCTGCGATCACGTTTACATTAAACTTCCCGGTTGACATCTTTCCTGATGCCTCTGGTTTAATATCAACGCCTGAAAGCAAAGCCTCGTCAATGTATTCTGCTTCTGCTCCAGTGATCCAATCTTTTATTTCAATTTCAATCTTGGCTTGTGGTGTTATTATTTTTTTAATTGATGTATTCATTAATCTTTGTCGTAGTCCGCTATTGTGTTTTGAACTACAATATTAATTGCTTCTTCATCACTAGCTGAATAATGAGCTGTGAAATTCAAGTTATCTCGAACGATATCATCGATTGGTCTATCTGGGCTTGAGCTTTCAAATGAAACCTTTGCTAATTGAATTATGATTGATGGATTGTATCCTCCCTCTAAATCTATATCTGACCTGCTTAGTGTTATCTGCATTGCTCTGTATGTTCCATCCTTAAATAAGTCATGGTATGTATCTCCCTCATAATCAATTACTAAGTTTCCGGTGATCTCCATTAAATTAGCAATTATATCGGTTGGTGTAATCGTTCCAATGTTTTGCTGTGGTCTGCCGTTGTTTGCCATTGACAATGAAAATTCTTTCATGTTGAGTGCGCTTGCGGCTCCTAGCCCTGCTAAGTTTGCGGCCAGTTTAATCTCTACATCATACGGTCTGAATAAGTAATCACTTGTTTCAAATGTTGGTGTATAGTTTGCATGCTCTGCTTCATCGCGTGCGGCGAATTCTATTGTTGCATTGACTAAATCATCCACTGGTGTTCTGATTTCAAGTGATTGAACCAATACTCCATTGTATCCATAGTCTTGTTGTCCTGGTTGTGACAATCCTAATGAGATAGATGGAAATTGTGGATCGTTTGGTAGCACTTCAAATGTATGGCTATTGACAGTTCCGTAAGCAACTTCTGTTGTACATTTACCCAATAAGCTTTTAAGAATGTATCCAATTAATTCTGATCTTAGATTAAATTCTAAATCACCAGAAGCTCTACGCTGTACTACTTCTGATCCTTGGCTTGATATTCCTGACGCCTTTGTTTCTTTTATTAAAGCCTTGATGACTTCAACGTTTATTCCAGTTGGCGTCCTTGCTGGAATCCATCCTTGTGGAGTGACTATGGTTCCCCGCGCTGCCGGGTCCTCCATGCCAATCCCTAGGTTTAAGTCTTCTCCTTTTAGTAAACTCATGTTTTTATCCTTTCTTTATTATTTATTTTTATTATATCACGTTTTTTATTTACTAACAATATTTTATGCAACGGAGCGTTATCTCCGCCACTCTATAAACTGCATCGCCTCTTGTTTCGTACTCCCATACGCTTGGAATTGGCTCTACCCAGTCACACGCGGCCCCTAGCGCGTCCCTTGGCTTAAATGCGGTTAATATCTCGTCTACTACTTCTTCGAGGGCTGTTTCGGCCTCCTCCTCTTCTGCTTCCTTTTCTATCGTATAATAAGCTCTTAACTTAAATACAAAAACAATCTTATCTTTTAAGGTTGATCCATAGTCTGCTTCGTTATCGCTTGGTGACACGACAACTGCAGGTACTCCCTCTATTGTGCTTGGATCGTATCCATAAGTTTTTTGAACTTTAGTCAGTTCATCTACTTTATCAACGATCGCTGCACGTATGTCATGAAAGTCATTTGCCATTTTATTTGAATGTTTGTTTTACGGCTTTACTAAATTCTTTATTTATAAAACTTTTATTTTCATCTACTGCTTTTTGTAGGAATGGATTTTTCTTGGTTCCTGGATGATGAACTACTTTCCCGAATATCCTACCCTCTCTTTTATTTGCCAACACTTTTTTCTGTCTGACTCTTATAATGTGTGGCCTCGTTCCCTCGTGAACGTATATTCCATAATTAGCTCCTACTTCTACTTTTCCTCTTGCGGGTCCTAGCATTATACTTCTGATACTTTGTCTTAGGTTTCCACCTCCACTCTGTTTATTTACTGGTGCATTTCTTTTTGCATCATTTTCTATTTTTGTTATGATTCTGTTTATTGCTTTTCCTAATTCAATCGTCATCTTAACTGGCGCTATTTTGAATTTTGCTTTTATCTTATCAAGGTTTTTTACTTTAATTGATATTGCTACGCTCATGATTTGAATATCCTTATTATAACTTCCATATGATTTGACCTTTTCAAAAAATTGTTATATTTCTCTACTCCAACGACTCTGTATGTATC